GAGTTATTTTCATTTTTTTTAATATAACTAGTTATGATAAGCATAGGCTTATTTTCACTTTCAGCATTTTTTATTGCGCTAAAAGCTGTTGCTATTCCAGGACCAGTACCAACAAATAAAATACCAACATTATCTGTAAGTGATCCATACACTTGCGAAATAAACCCATTTTGAAGTTCAATTCCAACATTTATCCATTGAATTTGTTTTGGAATATAATTTAAAATTAAATCCATTGATGAACTAGGAACACCAAAAACTATTTTAATATTTTTATTTACTAAAATATCCCAAATAATTGTTGGTATTAATTGTTTTCTTTTCCTTTTTAGTGTTTTATTTTTATTATTTATCATATATATATATGCAAATAATAAAAATGATCAATTTCAAAAAATAAAATGAGACAAAACCTAGTCAAACTTGGTCAAAATTAAGTATTCAAAATTATGATAATAAAAATATCAATAATATGTTCTTCAAAAAAACAACAGGTCTGTAATGTAAAAAATAAATAATTTTTGTAATTATTTTTACAGATTTATATTTGTAAATTTATATTTGTAAATTTATATATTATAATCACGGTTTAAAAAATATACGGTTATTATAATATATTATAAAAATGGATAAAATATCTTGGAAAATAATAGACACTTATTTCAACGATAATCCCCATAATTTAGTTGCTCATCATTTAGAATCATATAATGATTTTTTTTCTAGTGGAATCAATAAAATATTTCGTGATAATAATCCAATTCGATTTATAGAGAGAGAAGATTCTACAGAGTCTTTGTCAAAAGATAAAGATACTAAAAAAAATGAAGCCTTACTTTATTTAGGTGGAAAAGACGGATCGAAAATTTATTTTGGAAAACCGATTATTTATGACGAAAAACATACACATTACATGTATCCAAATGATGCTCGTCTAAGAAATATGTGGTATGGAATGACTATTCATTATGATGTAGATGTTGATATATTTTATTATGAAGGCGAAGAGAGAAAACAGGCTTCTATTACTCTAGAAAAAATATATTTGGGTCGTTTTCCTATTATGCTTCAATCGAATTTTTGTATTTTAAAAACTCTAGCTCCAGAAATAAGATTTAATTTGGGAGAATGTCGTAACGATTATGGTGGATATTTCATTATTTCTGGAAAAGAAAAAGTCATTATTTCTCAAGAAAAATTCGCCAATAACATGCTTTATATTAAAAAAAATAAAGAAGATGATAATTATAGCCATTCGGCAGAAATTCGATCTGTATCCGAAGATCCATCAAAACCGATTCGTACCACAGCAGTGAATATAGTAGCACCAAGTCCAACTCTTTCCAATAATCAAATTGTCGTAATGATACCAAATGTACGTAAACCTATTCCCCTTTTTATTGTCATGCGTGCTCTTGGTATTGTTTCGGATAAAGATATTATTCGTACTTGTATTTTAGACTTGAATCTCTTTGAAAGCTACGTGGATCTTTTTATTCCATCGGTTCATGATGCCAGTAAGATTTTTAATCAAGAAACAGCACTTAGATTTATTGCTTCATTTACCAAAAGAAATACTGTTTCTTCCGTTATTGAAATATTATCGAATTATTTTTTACCTCATATTGGAGAACTGAATTTCTTGGATAAAGCTTATTATATTGGATATATGGTATTTAAATTATTAAAAGTTTTTATGAAAGAGGAAAAACCAACCGATCGCGATAATTTCAGGTTTCAGCGTATTGAATTATCAGGTTCCCTCTTGTATGACTTATTCAGAGAATATTATTTAATCCAAAAAAGAAATATTAGTTTGAAAATAGATGAAGAGTATTACTATCATAAAGGAGAATATAAAGAAAATTTCACTAGTTTAATTGAAGTCAACTACAAGGATTTTTTCAAAGAGAGACTAGTGGAAAGTGGATTTAATAAAGCATTTAAAGGTAACTGGGGTTCTCAAGCCAATACAAAACGACTTGGTGTTGTCCAAGATTTGAATCGACTTAGTTGGAATACTTTTATTTCTCATTTACGCAAAATCAATTTACCGATGGAAGCTAGTGCTAAAGTTGTAGCTCCGCGTTTATTGAATAGTTCTCAATGGGGATATATTGATCCAGTGGATACTCCAGATGGAGGAAATATTGGATTACATAAACACATGTCTATTACTACTTATATTACAAGTGGATTTTCCGCTTTTCCACTTATTAAATGGTTAAGAGTACATACTCCCATGAAAGTATTATCGGAATGTTCGCCTGAATATTTGGCAAGTAATACTAAAATATTCGTGAATGGAAACTGGATTGGAGTAATGGAAAATCCAATTGAAATGGTATCTCTTTTAAAACTTTATCGAAGAAATGGAATTATTCCCACTTTTACAAGTATTACCTTTGATTATGAACATAATGAGATACTTATTTATACCGATAGTGGGCGTTTATCAAGACCAATTTATTATATAAATAATGGAAAAGTCAGTTTTAATCGTAAAGAAGTGATAGATTTATTGAATTCCGGAAAATTAACTTGGGAGCAAATTATTTCGGGATTAAGAGAAAAAAAAGACGCGAATTTTAATGTGAAAAACAATAAAATATATGAATTAGAAGAATTATATGCCGGATTAAGTAGTAAATCTGATTTGGATGTTGAATTGGATAGATTTAAAGCAGTTGTGGACTATATTGATACTTCTGAAGAAGAAGGAACCTTAATAGCCACACAAGAATCAGATTTGAAAAAAAATAAATTTTATACTAATTTAGAAATTGATTCTTCCCTTATTTTCGGTGTTATGGGAAATCAGATTATTTATCCTGAACATAATCCTTTTGCTAGAAATGTTTTTTCATGTGGTCAAAGTAAACAAGCTGTTTCCGTTTATCATTCGAATTATCAAGTAAGAATGGATAAAATGGGAGTTATTTTGAATTATGGAGAAACGCCGCTTATTAAATCCAAATATTTGGAATATATTAATCACGAAGAACAGCCTTATGGATTCAATGCTATAGTGGCAATTATGAGTTATACTGGATATAATGTAGAAGATGCCATTTTAATCAATGAAGGTTCTATAAAACGCGGAATGTTTCGAACTACTTATCTTTCCATGTATGAATCACGTGAAGAAAGTTCTAAAATTGGAGGTGGAAAAGTGGACTCTATATTTGCGAATATATCAAAACATAATGTCATTGGTATTAAACCTGGATATGATTATAGTTTATTAGATGATGATGGATTAGTAGAAGAAAATACCCCAATGAACGATAAAATTGTATTAATTGGTCAAATGACAAATAATCCGGATAATAGAGACGTTTATCTTGATGCTTCGGTTACTTCTAAAAAAGGTCAAGTCGGCTTTGTAGACAAATCCTTTATTACAGAAGGAGAAACGGGAACAAAAATAGCGAAAGTTCGTATTCGAGAAGAGAGAATACCTGCCATAGGAGATAAATTCGCTAGTCGTAGTGGACAAAAGGGTACAATTGGTTTGATAATACCAGAAGAAGATATGCCATTTAATTCTGATGGAATTCGACCTGATTTAATTATTAATCCACATGCTATTCCATCTAGAATGACAATTGGACAATTGATTGAATCTCTTTTTGGAATTGTATGTACTACTTATGGTGGATATGGAGATTGTACTGCTTTTGGAATTGAAGGAGCAAACACGACTACTTATGGTCCATTGTTAGTGAAAGCTGGATTTAATTCTAAAGGAAATCATCTTTTATATAATGGAATGACAGGAGAGCAATTACAAGCTGATATTTTCATGGGGCCTACTTATTATATGCGTTTGAAACATATGGTTAAAGATAAAATAAATTATCGTGCTTTAGGTCCTAGAACCGTTTTAACAAGACAAACAGTTCAAGGAAGAGCAAATGATGGTGGATTACGTATTGGAGAAATGGAACGCGATGGCGTATTAGCACATGGAGCATCGTATTTTTTGAATGAATCTTTTTTGAAAAGAGGCGATGAATATTTCATGGCTGTTTGTAATAAAACTGGAAATGTTGCTATTTATAATGAATACAAGAATCTGTTTTTCTCTCCTTTTTCTGATGGACCTCTTAATTTTCATACAAATCCGGATGGAACAATGAATGTGAAAAATATTAGCAGATTTGGCCGTTCTTTCAGTATTTTAAGAATACCTTATGCTTTGAAACTTCTTATTCAAGAACTTCAAGTAATGAATGTACAAATGAGAATTATTACAGATGATAATATTGACCAATTAATGAGTATGTCTTTTTCTAATAATATACAAAAGTTATTGAAAACAGAAAATAATAATTTGGAAGAAGTAATTAATGAATTTATTAATACAACTAATCGTAAATTAAATAAACCAGTGAAAAGTATTGTGGAGGCAATTCCAGAAAGTAAGATAGAATTGCCAGAATATGAAAATGAACAAGTAGAGTCTTCTGTTTCTTCAGTTCCTTTTGCGACTGGTTCACCTGCTTACATTCCAACCGAAGCCGAAATAGGAGAGATTGATATGGCAGGTTATAATCCTTTTAGTGACAACGATTCTGTTCCAACAGCAACCGGGTCACCAGCTTATCTTCCTTCGAATTCACCAATAAATAATTATAAAGGAAATAGTAATAGTCCCGAATATGATGTTATGGCAGGAGGAGGAGGTCTAAATTCTTTTTTTGAAACTTTGCCCGAAAATAGAAAACAACAGATTCTCTCTTTACCAAATCCACAAGATCAAAAAATAGTATTACAAAATATTTATAATTCTTTAAATAATAAGGATACAAATACTAGTAGTAGTAATAGTAGCAATAGTAATAATAATAGTTCAGAAAATACTTCTTTTAAGATAACCAGATTCCAAGATAAAGAAGAGGTAATTACGAACCCCAAGACATCTATTTTAGAAGTAGAGGAGTTAAAACCTGACACCAGTAATAAATCTGAATCTAATGATACAAATGTAAACAATGATTCAAATTCAAATACAAGTTTAAGCAATGAAAATAATAGTAGTAGTTCAGAAACAAAAAAAATAATTTTATAAATAAAATTATATATGTTTTAGTAAGCAAAATAATAAAAACATTTATTGATATTTTAAATAATTTTTAAAATTGAAATATAAATAAATGTTTTTATTATTTATAACATAGAATAGAAATGGCAACTCAAAATATAAGTAGCCTTATTACCTCGGTATATACTTCCAGAAAAAATATATTGGATTTAATGAACAGTCAAAATTATAATGTAGAGGAATATACAAACTTTAGCATTAATGAAGTAAATGCCATGTTTCAAAACAAACAACTAGATATTTTATTGGAAAAAAATGTCGAAGAAGAATCTACTAAAAGAAAAAGAAAAATTTATATTCGTTATTATTTAACAAAATCTATTCGTCCATCGAATGTTCACGAAATGATTGATGATTTATTTAATTTAGAAGAAATACTTACCAAAGATGATACTCTTTATATTATTATTAAAGATGAAGTCAACGAAACACTTATTAATGAATTAAAACATATTTGGGAAAAAGACGGGATTTTTATTGTAATTCAAAGCATTCAACGATTACAATTCAATATTTTAAATCATACACTTGTTCCTCCACATAAAGTGATTAGTAAAATGGAAGTAGAAGAAGTGAAAAAAAGATTTAATATTACAGATAATTCAATGTTTCCAGATATTTCCAGATTTGATCCAGTAGCCCAAGCGATTGGTATTCGACCTGGAGAGGTTTGTGAAATTAAACGACCTAGTAAAACAGCGATCAAGACTACTTATTATAGAATGTGTATTTAGAAAAAGCATTTGTATAATTTAATCCTTTAGTATTAGTTTTAGTTTTTATTTATATTTTTTTATAGTATATAATGAGTGAATTAGAAACAGCATTTATGGATGCTTTTATAGAATCTTTACCAGATCCATATAAAATAGCATTTAATTTAAATTCTACCAAAGAACAATTCACTTCCATATTAGATGATTTTAAAAAATATTATATTTTACATCATTCGGCACCACAGTCGAGTGAATATGCTCAGTTATTTGCGAATATTAAAGGACAAATACAGGTTTTAAATTCCCAGTTATTTACGATTACAAATGAAATTGAGTCCGCAACTACAGAAGCAAATCAAATGTTAAATGGATTGAATGATGCTATAAACGAAACTAAAGTAAAAAATGTAGCTTTAAAACAAAAATTTAATCTTGTGGAAACTTCTAAAAATGGAGCCAGTGAAATGAATGAAAATTACAAGACAATGTATCATTTACAATACTTTTCGAATTTCACTATGCTTTTAGGAATAGTGATTGCCGGATTCATGACATATAAGGTTTTCAAAAATAGGACTACAAATTAATTTTTTACATATTTTTACATTTTATCATAACAGTTTTACTTGATAAAAAGTGTAAAATGATATAGAGGTTATTTATAATATTATGTAACAAATTAATACATGAAAATTAAATATTCAATAGCAATAGCATGTTATTCTAGTTGGTGTGGATTAGGATTTATTCGTGGAGTAAATTCGTATAAATATAAAAATAAAAATGAAAAAAACGAATCCTATTTGTATTCAGATTCATTAGTTCGTGGATTTTTTGGAATATTTGTTTATGGTAATCCAGTATTTATTCTACCTTTATTATATAAAGAATTATACAGATTAGAAGTCAATGTAAGAAATTTAGAAAATGAAAAAAAAACTCGATTTTATAATGAATTATTATTATAATATTTTTGTAACTATATATTTTGATTTTAAATAATATAATATTAAAAAGATTTTATATTATTTTTTTATAACATATCATAAAATGTTTACATCGATTTTCAAGACTTTTCAAAATATTGAAAATAAAAAGAATTATCAAAATTCTATTTATAAATTCTCAAAAACTTTTAATCATTTCGGCGATTCTGAGAAAAATAAATTTCAAAAAAATACTTTAAGCGATGAACATTTCAGAAAATATATCATGGATTCTTCTTTAAGTAATTTGAATAAATATAATACTAGGAACAATTTAAAGACTTTTGATAAGAATCAAAAATTAATATTAAATACTTTGAATAATACTCTCTCGAATCATAAAATAAAAATAGATATACATTTTCTTTTTTTAGCAGCGGCTTCTTCCATTGGATTTTTTTTATATTATAGATATAAGTTTCAACATTGATTATACAAAAAAATAATAAATATTCTACCTAAAAAATGTTTATACTAAGTTTGTCTCATT